GTAAAGGAGTTTTGCTTAGTATTTCTGAACCTACAGCTAGTAATGAATCAGTTATAAGCTGATCATCTCCAACATTACCTATTAAATCTTCTACTTGTACTTTAAATGATGCCATTATGATATTACTCTTTCGGTCATGCTACCAGATGATAAAGTTCTTTCAGTCATAGTAACAGTATGTGGTGTATAATAATCTCCATAAATTTTTATAAATTCACCTAAATTACCAGCTCCTTCCCAAGAAGAAACTCCAGTAAAATTTTCAAGTAAAGAACGTACTCCAGTATATGTTAGTTTTTGTAATGTTCCTAATGTATCTACAGCATATAATGTTCCAGAGGTATCAAAATTAACAACAGCTTCAACTTCTATAGTAATTGAACCATTGTTAGTAGTACCAGTTGTTTGATCACTTGATGAATTAGGTAAATAGTTTATTTCTTTATAATCTGCCATTAGAAATCGTATCCTTTAATATGATAGCCAGAACCATCACGACCTTTATTAGCATAACGCAAGCCTTCTCTAACACACATATCAAACTCTCTTTTAAAATATTGAGCAGCTTGAAGTGTTTCTGGCCGTAGCTCATAGCCTTTAGCTATTGCATATTGTGCTAAACCTTCATGAAACTCTTCCGGTATAGAGGGTGATTCTGTAAGTGTTATGCCAGAACCAGATGCTACAAAATCTTCATCTAATTTTACAGCATGTACATTGATTTGTTTTACTTCTGTAGGAGATACATAGCTAGTTGTAGTATCTTCTGTAGAAGTTTTTACAATAGCTATTGCATCTCTTTCAATAAAATATGCGTGATTAACTGCGTTTTCTCTTTCTTTAGGCATTATATATCCGTATCAATTTTTTCAGGTTGCCCTACTAATCTTGGTATTCTATAATTATCATAGTCTACCCTTGTTACTTCTAGTATGTTACTATCTAAAGGATAATAACGTTTATCAATTGTTGTATTAAATGTATACAACGTTTTTAAAATTCTTGTTCTACGACAAAACTCATCCAATGCTTTATTAAGAAATATTCTTATTTGTGCATCTTGTAAGTCTGGATGATGTTGTTTTACCGTTTCTATTAATTGTTTTTGTGTCATATGTTATTTAGCTAGGGGAGCAATAAAGCTCCCCCAACTTGTTTTGTTCATTGTGTTAACTGATAGTAATACCAGCAGCGACTTTGCCCAGTCCTCCTACAATGTAGTAGTTTGTACCATCTGATACTAACTTTACATAATCGCCTGCAACTGCTTGTCCATCAACAAATGAAATAGTAGTATCATTACCATCACTTGTGTCAGCAACATCGTCAGCAGCACCAGCACTAACTGATCCTAGTATAGCACCTGATGGAGCTACTACTGTATAACTCGCACCTGATGGAGCAGCCTTTACAATAAAAGTGCCTTCCCATCCTATATTGCTAGGAGCAGGTAAAGTTGTTGCAAACTCACTACTTGAATTTAGCATAAACACTTTACCGCTATCAGCATTGCTTAAGGTTGATGCGGCTGTCAATTCCTTGACACCTGCACTTGAACCACCTAGATAAGGTCTAGCCATAATAAGCCTCCTTACGCTGTGATTTTAAACAGATGATGACTTTCAATTAACTGTATACCAACACCTTCATCAGACATGTATTGATCCTTAACACCATCAAAAGCATTATCTGTTTTGATGTTTGTCTGATACATAGATGGGCGATACATTGCATGAAATAGATTTTCCTCAGAAACAACTACCATGTACTTGTTATAAGGCCCACGTAGTGCTGGAGTTGGAATCAACTGCAACATTCCATGAGGTGTTTCAAGTAACCTATAGTTAAATCCAAGAGCATCACGTTTCATATCTCCAAGGTTAACTGTCCAACCTGAGTTACCAGCTAATCCTGATGCACCTGCCATTTTTGACCAGTATCCTAAAGCACCAGCTCCAACAAAAGCACGCTTTACACCTACTTCTGGTATATACTGAAATACTTTTTCTGTATCATCAACAAAATTGCCATAAGCATAACTTGAATCAACAGTAAAGATATTTTGATCATCATCGCTTGATGAAGATATTCCATAGTTTTCTAATGCAGAAATAATTCCATAAGTTGAACGTATTAGATTTCCATCTGCATCAGTACGGCCATCATCAGCAAAAGAATCAGAAGTAGAACCATCATAAATATCTAATCCAGTTCCACCTACTCTCTTACCAAATAAGAAAGCTTTTTCTTTTTGCATCTTGTGTTCTTGAGCTTTCATTCTGCGAAGCCTAGCTAACTCAGATGATTCACCTCTAAGAACTGCAGCCTCAAGGGTTCCAGTTACTTGTAATGGTGTTTTAAATATCTGAGTTGAGTTCCACACAACGCCCAGTTCATCTGACCATGCATCTGGAGCTGAACTTCCTTCACCATGTGCATTACCAACAACAATAAAAAAATCATTCAAAGCAACGTCTATTGCGGCATCGCCCATAACTTTAAATTTTATTGTGTTTTCATCAACGACAGAAGAAATAATTACATTACCTCTTTTGGTTGATTTTGTAGAATCCCATACCTCACAAACAAGTCCAACATAAGAACTATCTGCAGAAGCAGATAATCCTTTAATGCCAGTTATGTCCATATTATCTGATTCAGCATTAACTGCACTTCTCTCTGCAACATTTGTTGCAGACTGAAACTCTTGTTTTACCCAAGGATTACGATGTTCAAACATCTTAAAAGTTGGGTCTGGTACATCACGTTGTTCTATATTACTAATTAAAGTAGTAAAAGGGGCAACGTCTGTCCATAGCTCCTTAGTGACCTGCGGATCTACGTAAAAATTCCGTCTATCCGTATAAAGTACACCAGAAGCTGTTCCGCTAAGAATATGTTTTTCTGTAGCTGCCATTTCTAACTCCTATTATTCTAGTTTACTTTACGACTTACCTGCCCAGTAAAGCATCACTAAAAAGTTGTTCATCTGTTCTAGGCTGTTCTGCCTGACCAGTTTGAACTGCAGTTGTTTTAGGCACATTTAAACGATTTGCCTGATTCTGCATCTCTTCTGTTTTTTGCTTAACTACTGGATTAGGGTTCGTCCTTAATTCAAACAACTTGGCTAAATTATCTAATGTAAGATTTTCAGGACTCTGCGACCACCGTACAAACTCCATAGCTTTATTCTGATCCCATCCGAAGTTATTTACAGCATGGCTCATAGCCTGTTGCT